ACCCAGAATAGACCATGTTGACCTTCGACCACGACGCTTTTGTCATCGAGTCCACGGCCTCGATCAACGATCTGCCTGTTTTTCATGCGCAACTGCGCGACTGGGAAGACAGCGAGGTCGGGGCCGTGCACCCTGTCACACACCGCTGGAAGGCGCTGGACTTGGGAGGGGCTTTTTTCTACCAGCTTGACCTGATCAATGGGTGGCGGCTGAAGTTCGCTGGCGCAGGGCCGTTTGTGGTCAACGGCAACCTGAATGGCACCATCGTGCCGACAGGTGCGCATATTGAGCGCACTACCAGCGCAGCTTTCGTTACCACCTCTCAAGGTGGATCAGGCCCGAGCGCAGCAGATATTGCCGCAGCAGTGTTGGCAACATTGCAGCTAAGCACTATCCCGGTGAATATGACACAAGTTAGAGGCCAGGCAATCAACGGGTTGGGCACACAAACTGACCCTTGGGGACCGTAAATGGCGAGCGCATGGGGTGAGTCTTGGGGGCAGGTATTTGCAGATGCTTGGGGTGATTTGGCCGCGCCTGAACTGCCGCCAATACAACCGCGTCAGGACAGCATCAAGTGGGGTCTTGGGCCAATGATCATGCCTAAAAAGCTCAGTCTAGGTAAGAGGCGTGGCCTAGGCAAGACCCGGCAGCAGCTTCAGAACGAGGCGATTCTGCTCACCTTACTGATGTGAAATCTTGCCGTTTGCTTATATCCCAATCTGCCAACAAAATTCAAATAATTGTGAAGGAATTCTGATGCGTAAAACTTGGTACAACGTGAAAGCCGCAGCGGGTTCGACGCCTGCGACGATCTCAATCTTTGACGAGATTGGGGTGTGGGGCGTCACTGCTAAAGACTTCATTACTTCATTTCGCCAGATCACGGAACATGACGTTGTACTTGAGTTAAATACCCCCGGTGGGTCAGTGTTCGACGCCATGGCCATGTTCAATGCGATGAAGACTTCAGGCAAGAACATAACGGTCAAGGTGATGGGCATTGCAGCCAGCGCGGGCAGTTATATCGCCATGGTAGGCAACAAGATTGTTATGCCTGAAAACACATTCATGATGGTGCATAACCCTCTAAACGCTATGCATGGCAATGCTGCTGAGTTTCGTGAAATGGCAGATGTGCTTGACAAGATCGGCAACAGCCTGACCGCGACGTATGTGGCGCGTACCGGCAAGAGCGATGAGGAAGTTCGGGCGCTGCTGGCCAACGATACTTACATGAGTGCTGCCGAGTGTCTGGCGCTGGGGTTCTGTGACGAGGTAAGCCCCGCTGTGACCGCGACTGCAAAGTTTGAGCATGAATATCTTCCCGCGAATATCCAGGCACTTTTCAAGGCTGTGGAGCCCGTCGCTGACCCGGCTGTCGAGCCCGTCGCTGACCCGGCTGTCGAGCCCGTCGCTGACCCGGCTGTCGAGCCCGAGGTAGTCGCATTTGCCGACCAAGTTCTGGCGCTGGTTACCGAAGCGGGTATGGTTGAGTTTGCCCCAGTGATGGCAGTTGATCCACTGCTGAGTACAGTCGAACAGGTAAAGGCCCGCATCGCAGATGCCCGCGAAATTCGCGCCTTATGCAATGTGTCAAAGCAGCCCGATATGGCAAACAAATTCATCAGCACTGGTACCTCTATTGCTGATGTCCGAACTGCGTTGTGTGAGGTGTTGGCGAGGTATGACGACCGAGCTGGCATCGATACAACTCAATCAAGCAGCGAAAAGCCGATTATTGGTACTCGCCAATCGGCTGTGAAAACGGCTGACATCTTGGCGAAGTACCGAACCAACCATTAGGAGTAAGAAATGACAAATCTTGTCGAAGGTTTCCACACAGGTGAGTACCTTGTTTCTGAGGCTGACGGCACTCTGAGCCGTGAGGAAGTGACTGTCACCCAGGCGGGAACCGCCCTGGTTTCGGGCACCGTGATGGGCAAAGTGACTGTCTCTGGCAAGTACGTGCCCTACAGTAATACCGCCGCCGATGGTAGCGAAGTTGCAGCGGGTGTGCTGTACACGTCTTGCGAAGCCGCCACAGGCGACCGTGACGCAGTTGTACACGTGCGCAACTGTGAAGTGTTTGGCGCTGCGCTGACCGGTTCCGACGCCAATAGTGCCGCTGACCTTAAAGCCCTGAACGTCATCGTTCGCTAATCATCAACCCATCACATTTGGAGAAATTAAATGGCTGCATTGGACATTTTTAACGGTGACGCATTCAGCGTTCAGAGCCTCACAAAAGCTCTGAACGATGTGCCCCACCAGCCTACTCGTTTGGGCGAACTTGGCTACTTTTCTGTCGAAGGTATAACCACCACCATGGTTAGCATCGAGAAGCAGGGTACAAGCCTTGCTTTGGTGCCTGCTGGTGAGCGCGGTGGTGTGGTCAAGCCCGGCCTGAAAGACAAGCGCACGATGATCCCGTTCAAGTGCGTGCATCTGCCACAGAACGGCGGAGTCAACGCTGACGAAGTACAAAACCTACGCACCTTCGGCTCCGAGAGCGAGCTTGAGAGCGTGCAGAACCTGGTGAACAAAGAGTTGCGTCGTATTCGCCGCAACCTCGATGCGACCCTGGAATTCCAGCGCATGGGTGCTGTCAAGGGCCAGATTCTTGACGCTGACGGTACCACGGTGCTGCTCGACCTGTACAGCACATTCGGTGTGAGCCAGCAGACCCACTCACTCATTTTGGGCACGGCTGGCACCAAGGTTCGCATCAAGGTGGTCGAAGCCAAGCGCAAGGTCGAAGCAGCCCTGGGGGGACTTGCCTACTCTGGCCTGCGCGTGCTGTGCTCGCCTTCATTCTTTGATGCGCTGGTGGGTCATGCCACTGTGGAAGCTGCGTTTGACCGTTACCAGAACGGTGAGTTCTTGCGTGCTGATCTGCGTGCCGGGTTCTATTTCGCAGGCGTATTTTGGGAGGAATACCGTGGCAATGTGAACGGTATTGACTTCATTGAGGCAGGTTCGGCATACATGATCCCTGAAGGTGTGCCTGACCTGTTCGTGATGAACTTTGCCCCTGCCGACTACATGGAAACCGTCAACACGATGGGTATCCCCATGTACGCAAAGCAAGAGCCTCGCGCCATGAACAAGGGTGTGGACATCGACGCACAGTCGAACCCGCTGACCCTGTGCACGCGCCCGGCTGCCATCGTCAAGTTGACTGTGGTCTAAGATGCGAGCGGCATTTGAAAAAATGTCGCAGCGAGTCCTTGCCCACCTGGGTGAGGACTCCATTTTGCGGGGTGAAGTGGTTACTCCACCCCGCAAAGTGAACATCAAGCATGGCGTTGCCTTTGATGGCTATGGCCATGGTAGTGTTGCCAGCCATGGCGACATGGTAGTAAGCAAGTCGGTTGCCACTATCCTTAAGGCCGACTCGCCCGTAGTCGGTGATACTCTGCTACACCCCGACGGCTCCTACGTACTCGACGTGCTGGCTGGCGAGACAACGTTTACCCTGCAATTCATTCTGCGAAAAGGGGCCTGACCGTGGGCTTTAGCGTCAGCATTGACGTGACCGCACTTGACCGTCTTGTCGGGCGTCTCGATGGCATCAGCGCCGAGTCGCTTGGCGTGGCCACCCGCCGCGCCGTGAATGATGCCGCCGACAGCATTTATGAGTTGGCCCGGCCCCGCATGATTGCCGACATCAATTTGAGCGACGAGTACATCAAAAACCGTATGAAGGTCACCTATGCAACGCAGGGTGGCAAGGCCGAGGCTGTTATCACTGGTAAGGGCTCCAAGCAGGCCATGACGCAGTTGGTGAACTACGGGGCTGCACAGATGATCAGGCGCGTTAACTACAGTAACGCTAGTATCCTGGCTTCGGGCAAGCGCTTTGGTAAATGGCCGGGTTGGACAAAGCGCACGGGCGATGCACTGCGCGGCATCCCGGCAGACGAGAAGCAGGCTGGCGTGGGCGTGTCGGTGACACGTGGCTCTGAGAAACTGATCGAGCATGGGTTCCTGGTCACACTCAAGAATGGCAACGGGCTTGGCTTGGCCACCCGCAGCCCTGGGGCAACCGGGAAAGGCAACTACAAGATCAGGTACGGCCCATCGGTGTACCAACTGTTTCGCCACGTGGCGTCGGGGATTCTTGACGAGGCGCGTGACGAGCTTGAAACCAACGTGGTGCAGTACGCCACTGAACTATTTGAAAAAGAACTCAGATGACTACCTTTCATCAAGCCGCCGAAGTTGCCAGTGAGCTGGCTGCGCGACTGGCCACCATTACCGTTGCCAACGGGTTCCACAGCGACATCGGCCTGCGCGTGCTGCGTGGCCGCCGCCGCATTGACGATGGCCAGGTGCCGTGCGCAGTGCTGGTTGAGGGGGCTGACACGCCAAGCTCCGCGCCGGGCGCACTGGTCACTGTGGAGATTACACAGACCTATGTGCTGGTCGCCTACCACGACTGTAACCCGGATCACCCCAACGACAAGGGGCATGAGTTGATCAAGGATTTGAAACGCGCCATTTTCTCGGACGGGACGACCCTGGCCAAGCAAGTGAAACGGGTTCACTACCGGGGCCGCGACATCGGGCCACGGGGCGATGGCGTTGGGATTGTGAGCGCCACCGTTGAGATTGATGTTGTGTTTGTCGAGGATTTGACCAACCCATAATGTGAAATTTGACCGTTTGTAAAACCCGTTGCGCGTGGACACAATTCGTTTGCTAGTGTCCATCTTGCGACATCAACTTTTTGGAGAACATTTATGACTGCTGCACGCGGATTTTTGGGCGCTGGTGATCTGTACATTTCCAGGTATAACCCTACCATTGGCGCTTTTGAAGACTTTACCGGCCCGCTGGAAACGACCAAGTTTGAAATCACCCCCAAGGTAGACCTCAAGGAAATGGTGTCCAAGGGCCGTACATCTTACGGCCAGGTGATTGAATCGGTGACCATCCCCCAACCTTTTGAATTCACGGTTGACTTTGCCGAAGTTTCGGGCGATACGCTGGTTGCAGCCTTGCTTGGTACCAAGACCGAAATTAATATCGGCTCGGGCACTATGACGGCAATTGAAGTGGCCTGCAAAAAAGGTGCCTGGGTTGATATCGGCCACATGAATATTGCCACGGTTGGTCTGAGCGTCAAGGACGTGACAGGCGTGACCACTTACGTGCTGGGCACCGACTACGAAATCAACTACCGACTGGGCATGTTGAAAGTCTTGCCTACCAGCGCGATTGTTGACCTGGCTGTATTGCAGATCACCGGCACCTATGGTGCAGTGACGGGCTCGCAAATCGCGGGCGGTACACAAGCGCAGATTCGCGCCAAGTTCCTCTTTGACGGCATGAACTTTGCTGACAACCTGCCATGCATCGTTGAAGTGCACGAGGCTGTGATTGCCGCCTCCAGTGCGTTCGACTTCCTGGCCGGTGACTTTGCCAGCGTGAGCCTGCCGGGCCGCTTGAAGACCCCTGTCGGCAAGACCGAACCGTTCGTGGTCAAACTGCTTGACGTTGCTATCTAACCGGTTGCAACCAGACGCTCCGCTGCCACAGCAGGGGCAATAAGCGGGGCTAGTCCCCGCTTTTTTATTTCCGAGGATTCCTGAATGGCAACCGCAGCAAAACATGACGTACCGTTAACACTATCCGTTGAGACGGTTGGCCTTGAGAGTATCAAGCAGCTCAAGACAGATGTGGCCGCGCTGGGCAAGCAGGGTGCCGACGCGGTGCCAGAGTTTGCCAAGCTAGGTGCCGAGATTGACCGGCTGGCGAATCAGGCCGCGCTGGTTACGGCATTCGGCCAGTTGTCGGATGAGGTTGAGCAGCTTGCTAGCATACAGGGCAAGGCAAGCCAAAAGTCAAAGGAGTTGAGTGGCGCACTGGCCGAGCAAAAGGCAAAAACTGATGAGTTGCGAGCCACTGAGATCGAAGCCAAGAACGCACTTGAGTTGGCCCAAGAGGCACTATTCAACAAAAAGCAGGCGTTAGCCGAGCTGAAAAATAGTACAACAAATTACACGGCTGAAGCCCGTGCCGCTACATCTGAGATTATCAAGGCTAGGGGCGAGATTCGTGACTTGGCCAAAGAGTATAAAGCAGCCAAGGCCGCAACTACAGAGGCAGCAACAGGCGAGAAGGAGTTGGCCTCGCAACTCAAGACCAGCGCAGCCATCACCAGCAGCGCCAGCAAGAGCTTGAGTGAGCGCAACGCTGCGCTGACCGCGACCAAGGGTTCGCTGAATGCAGCTGGCATTGCGACCGACGATTTCGCCGCCGCTGAGACTGCGCTGACCGCCGCCCACAACAAGCTGACGACCGAGGTCAAAGAGACAGGGCAGGCCCTGGCAACGGCCAAAGCTCGTACCGCCGAAATGGCTGAGTCTGACCGGCTGCTGGCCATCGAGCAAAAAGGCCTGGCCGATCTGTTCGAGAAGGGCCGTGTAGCGCTGATTGCCGAGACACGTGGCTTCCAAGAGGCTACCAGGTCATCAGCCAAGTACACAGAACAGCGAGCCGCCGAGAACGCCGCCCGAGCTGCCGCCGAGGAAAAGTGGCAAAAGGAGGCATTCGCTATTGTTGAAGCCGCCGAAGCACGCCAGCGCGTCACTAAGGAAACTCACCTGCTTATTGATGCGCAGAACTTCCTGATTGCGCAAAACGCTGAAGCTAAGTGGCTTGAGGAAGCCGCAGCACTGTCAAAAGCAAATGAGGCCAAGTTCAAACTCAGGCGCGAGACCGAGCTGTTGACTGAGGCTGAGAGCAAGTTGGCCAACGACACCGAGCTTGCCGCCGCAGCTCTGAAAAAGATTGATGACGCAGCCAAGGAAGCAGGTGCAGGAATCGCTAACGCGCTGGGTGTGGTGGGCGTGCGCTCAGCTGCCGAAATCAGGGTTGAAATCGACAAGGTTAAAGCTGCGCTTAACCTGCTGAAAAGCAGCGGCACGCTGGTTGGCAAAGAGCTTGATGCCGCGTTTGCCAAGGGTGGCTCCAGGATCAAGGGGTTGGAGCGCGATCTGCGCGAGGCTACTGGACAGATGACGCTCGCTGACCGGGCCGCACGGGCCTTTTCCGGGGCTATGGGGCAGTTCACCGTGGCTACCCTGGCCGCGAACGCTGTGATGGCCCTGGGCCAGCGTGTGCAAGAGTTGGGCCGGGCATTCATTGAGGCTGTAGTGCAGGGTGACTCAATGCGTCGGGGCCTGACCGCGATCTACAAGGATTCGGGCTTGGCCGCGCAGCAGATGGATTTCTTGCGCAAGACGGCGATGGACAACGGGGTTGCCGTTGGCAAGCTGAGCACCGACTTTGTGCGGTTCAGCGCGTCGATGAAATCGGCCAACATTCCGCTTGAGCAGAGCAACGCACTGTTCAAGGCGCTGACGCGAGCCTCATCCTCGCTGGGCCTGGGCACCGAGGCGACGGCAGGGGCGCTCAATGCTTTGGGTCAGATGGCATCTAAAGGTGTGGTATCGATGGAGGAACTTCGCCAACAATTAGGCGACCGTTTACCTGGTGCGTTGGGCCTTGCAGCTAATGGCTTGGGTCTTACCGAGGCACAGTTGGTTGAGCTGGTGAGCAGTGGCCAGTTGGCTGCGCGGGACTTTTTTGGCCCGTTCACCGAAGCGCTCAAGACCATGGAAGGCGAAACCGATGGTTTGATCAACACCTGGGATCGTCTGAAAACTGCACTGACGCAAACTGCGCAGAGCGCGGGTGACGCGGGTTGGACAGCACTGTTGACAACCGCGCTCAAGGCGCTTGGGGGTGCGGTTGGTGCGCTGGTGTTGTCACTCTCAGCGCTGTCCGAGTTGATCTTTGGTGTTGCCAAGGCAGGCGGTGTACTCGCAGCAGCGGTGGTCACGTGGACTAACCCTTGGAAGGCGCTAACGCAGATTCTCGATGACGCTGCTGGCCGACAGACAAAGTTGACCAAGGCGATTGATACCTCGATTGGCATTGGCGACCAGGCTTCTGAATCGAGCGTCAAGCAAGCTACTGCAATGACCACGACCACAGCGGCCACCACCAAGGCCATTGCCGCCAATGCAGCCTTGTCAGGCGAGCAAAAGCTGCTGGCGCTGAGCACCGCGCTGGCCGCTGACAAGACGCTCGATGCCGGGGCCAAGATCGTGCAGTACACCGTAGCAGCAACCGAGCTGATTGCCAAGCAAGGGCAGCAGACCGAAGCTTACGGCAAGCTAGCCAAAGCCGCCAAAGAGGAAGGCGACACGCTAGTTGCCATGGCTAAGTTGCGCGGCGATGCAACTGTGGTACAGGACGCCAGCACCAAGGCTGCTGAGCTACACGCCGCCGCGCTCGACAAGGTAACCGCCAGTGCTGCTGCTGAGTTGGCTATGCTGCTGGCACAAAAGGCTGAGTTGATTGCCAGCGCGAGCACGCGCCAAGGTGGGGTCGAGGTGGTCAAGACACAAGTAGCTGAGCTAGACAAACTGATCATCAAGGCGCAGGCCGAGACTGAGCAGAGCCGCCAGGCCAGCGCTGCCGCCGCACAGCAGGTAGCTGAGCGCAGACTGCTGTCTGAAACGCTCAAGGACAATTCGTCAAAAATTGACGTGTACAAGGCAGCGATTGCCTCAGCCAAACTTGAGGTTGACTCTTTGCGAGCCGCCGAATCACGAGGTTCCGATGTCAAGGAACAGTTGGCCAACGCCAACGGTCGGCTGGCCACATCGACCGCGTTGTACCGCGATGCTATCAAGGATTTGGTGGCCAGCACCGAGTTGGACACTAATGCGAAAAGCGCCAACTTGCAACTGAGCATTGCACAGGCAACCGCATCGGGCAACCACTACACGGCGATGGCCAATGAAATGCGTGCGCTTGGTGACGTATCCAAGGCTGAGTATTACGACATCGAGGCGAAAAAAGAGAGCATCCGCGTGCTTGAGTTGAAGCTGAACCTTGATAAGCTGCAACAAGAAGCTGATCTGCTGATCATCAGTATCAAGCGCAAACTCATTGACGCCGAGACTGATGAGGGTCGGCAAAAGCTGAAATTGCTCGACATCGAAACGCAAATGATCAAAATTCGCCAAGCCGGTAACCTGGCAGTGCTAGATCAAATCAAAGGCATTGCGCGCGAGATAACCGCGCTTAAAGATGGAACCAATCGCCGTAACTCCTCACGCGAGGCTATCGACAATGAGACAACCTCACGGGGGCAGAATACAAGTGCAATTTATGCGGGCGTTGACGCACTTGAAGCTGAGATTACAGCCAAGGAAAAGGCAAATAGCTTGGCTGAGCGAGCCCAGGCACTGGAAAACAAAAAGAATGGGGTAGATTCAAGTGGGTTCGCCGCCGATAAAAGCGGGAACCGCATTTCGTCAACCGGATACACACTCGGATCAATCATTGAATTTCTTACTAGTTCAGGTATCCCTGACGCTGACGCACAAACAATAGCGAGGGAATTTTCCGATAGCAACGGTAAAATTGCATACACCGGCAACTCAGGGCAATTGCGGTATGGCGGTAGGGGCAGCACTATGTCATCTGCGCTTTATAAGGCCGTTGAGCAGTACAAATACGGGACCGGTTCAACCGGCGCTACATATCTCGGTACAAATCGCCGGGCTAGCGAAAAAGCCGCCATTCGTGACTACGTTGAGTCCGCTGGTGGTGTATATAAGGAGGGTATGACACAGGCTGAGGCTGACAAAGTTGTTGCAAAAACTGTTGAAATAGAAAAACAAAAACAAACCGACCTTCGTGACTACGTTGAGTCCGCTGGTGGTAGATACAAGGAGGGTATGACACAGGCTGATGCTGACAAAATCGTTGCAAAAACTGTTGAAATAGAAAAACAAAAACAAACCGACCTTCGTGACTACGTTGAGACCGCTGGT